GATTTCTGTCAATCGTGAATGCAAGTCCGGATGATTTTTACTCATTGTCTGACGCTATAAATAATTCGGAAGGTGCGGCTTTAAAAATGGCTGACACTATGAATGACACGGTAAGCGGTAAACTCACACTTTTAAAGTCTCAGTTCGAGGGTGTGAAAATTGCGATATTTGATGCACTCGGTTCATCACAGTTCAAAGGCGTTCTTCAGTCTATGTCTGACGGACTCGGTGCATTAACTCCCGCTATTTCTTATGTTACTGTTGCAATAGGAAACGGATTGTTTTCTGCAATTCAGACAATTTATAATACTGCAAGCACGGTATTTAACGCTGTAAAGAATGCAATTCAAAATAATCAGCCGGCAATAGAACGACTGCATAATGCGTTTGATAATGTCAGGAACAGCATTGTAAACGCATTCAGCGGCAATGGTACTGCATTAATTCAGGCACTTGCAAATGTAGTAGTACCGAATTTGTGCAATTCACTTGCGGCAGTGATGAATATTGCTTCGGGTGTAATATCCGCTGCAAGCACACTTTCACCTGTGATTGCCGGAATTGCCGGAGCGGTAACCGCATATAAAATTGCCGTTGCGGCTGCAAATGTAGTTGAGGGGATAAGGAACGGACTTATTGCATTTTCTGCTGTCATGACAGGAACGCAGGCAGCTGCTTTTGCACCGCTTACAACTGCAACTATTGCTCAAATCGCCGCAACACAAGCACTTAATGTGGTGACGGGAGTGTTTGGTGCAATAATGACGTTTGTCACATCACCGATAGGTCTTGTTGTTATTGCTATCGGTGCGGTTATTGCGGTTGGTGTTCTGCTCTTTAAACATTGGGACAAGGTAAAGGAAACAGCAAAAAATCTCTGGAACGGTATAAAGAATGTGTTCAATGGGATAAAAGATACAGTTTCAAATGCTTGGGGCAAAGTCAAGGAAACGGCAGCAAATGTTTGGAACGGTATTAAAAATACGGTATCAACAAAACTGAATAACATCAAGAATTCCTATCAGGAACACGGAGGAGGAATAAAAGGTGCAGTCGCCGGTACTATGACAGCAATAAAAGAATATTACAAGAACGGATATGATGCAATAAACTCTCTCACGGGCGGAAAACTCGGACAGGTTGTCGAGAGTGTAAAAACAAAACTTTCTCCTATGCTGAATACTGTCAAAGAAAAATTATCAGGCATAAAAGATGTATTTGGCAGTGCCTTTTCAAAAGCCTTTGAATTTGTGAGAAATTCATATAATGAAGGTGCTTTGAAACCGATAGTGGATAAATGCATAAGTGCATTTAACGGAATAAAGACAAAAATAAGTGAGAAGTTTACCGGAATTAAAGAAGCTGTCGGAGAAAAGTTATCGTCAATCGGTGATGCCGCAAACGGAATAAAAAGCAAAATCGCAGAGAAATTTACTTCGGTAAAAACCGCAGTCACTGAAAAATTTGCAGAAATAAAAACTTCGGTAAGTGTAGCACTTGCTCCGGTTAAGAATGTAATTTCTGAGATTGTAAATGACATCAAAACAACTGTCGAAAAAGTTATTGACGGCATTAAAAATCAAGTATCCGATACTGTCTTAAATATACAAACGGTAATATCGAATA